AGTTGTAGCCAATCAAAACAATTTGCCAGCACAACAAAAAGCAATCGCACAACTCCTTAGCGTGGCAGTAGCAGCCAATCATGTGGTACAAAAGCAATCGGGGTCAAGTATGGGATCCGGTTATGGATCGGTTGCTGATAATACCAATGCTGGAATCCCATTGGATTCTGCCAGTGACTTAAAACTAAGACAAGAGCTGAGAAATGCAGGTGTACGTCGATTGCGTTCGACCCGCAATCCAGCTGTAGATGGAATGTTCCAAAAACTAGGCATAACGATCATACCATGAATCTATTTGAAGGTGGCAACGTATTCAAAGATGCCGACGGTCGTGCGCTCACACAACGTATCGGTCAGGCTGACGTTGAACCCACTGTGGTCTGGCTGGAGCAGTTGACCGGTCTGGACCTGCACGGCGACTTGGATCCCGACACAGCTGATTCGCAACACCCTGAAGGATACCCAGAAAAATGGTTAGGTACCACGGGCAAAAAACCCACATCGGGCGATTTAGATCTTGATTCTAGTGACACCACCAAAGATGCCTTGCAACAGCGATTGACACAATGGTGTGTCAGTCATAATTTTAAACCTCAAGACTACGTCAAAAAGACCGGTAGCATCGTGCATTTTAAAACTCCTATCACAGGACGCCCCGATCTGGGCCATGTGCAAACAGATTTTACATTCCTACCAAAACCACCCTGGGGTCGATTTGTGCTCAGCGGCGGATCGGGTAGCCAATACAAAGGTCGCGAACGTAACGTCATGATGAACAGTATAGCCAAAAGCATGGGCTACAAACTGAATCAAAACGACGGTATCGCCGATCGTGCTACCAATCAGTTGATCACTGATGATCCTGATCGCACAGCCAAGCTATTATTAAATCCACGTGCCACCCGCAGTGATTTGCGTAACGTAGAAACCATACTAAAAGCCTTGGAACAAGATCCCAAGCGTGATGCCAAATTGGCCGACTTCCGCGAACACATGAAACGTGAAGGTATTCCGTTCATGGAAACAGTCAATGTCAATCCTTATATCGAATACAACGAAGTAAATTTCCTGGCTCGCCTGCGTGACAGAATCGTGAACCAGGGCATGCAGAAATTGATCGAGAGCGAAGTGCAAGGTGGTCGTGCCAAGGGTATCGAACACCTAGAAGACCTTGTGTTCCGTAACGGCAGCGCCGGCATCAAACGAGCCATGGACATAGTCAAGCACACGGCTGCCGACACCAAATCTACCACCACAGTTAAATGGGATGGCAAACCAGCCCTGGTGTTTGGTCGTGATGACTCGGGAACTTTTATTTTAACTGATGTGTCTGGGTTTGGTGCCCGAGGCTACAATGGCCTGTTTACCAGTCCAAGACAGGCCATCAATCTGCTGGCGCAGCGTGATCAGGATGCTGCCGCCAAAGGAAAGCCGGCTGGTCGTGTGGAATATCTCGGTCCTATCTATGAAAAACTATGGCCATTATTGAGTGCCGCCGTGCCCAAGACCTTCCGCGGCTATGTACAAGGCGATTTGCTCTATACCGATCGCCCACCCGAAGAAGCTGGTAATTTTGTTTTTACTCCCAACACCATCACCTATCGTATTCCCATAGCCGGTGACATTGGACAACGCATAGCCAAAAGCGAAGTTGGCATAGCCATGCACACACGCTATGCAGAACCCGGAGCACCAAAACAACCCATTGGTTCGGTTGATTTTAAATCAGTTCCTGGATTGTTGTTATTGGAACCTGTGTATGCCAAAGAAAATGTACGCCCAAATAAAAACTTAGTGCAAGCCCTTAGAGACGTATATAAAACATCAGGCACAGCCATTGATGGCTTGTTTAATCCGGCCGACCTAAAAGCCATGAAAATTACCAATTTACCTGCGCTCTGCATTGATTATATCAACAGTAGAGTGGGCACCAATTTTGACAATCTAGTCGACGGCTTTGGTGATTGGTTGCAGGCCACACAAACACCAGACAAATATGCCAACATCTACGAATACCTGACCAGTCCGCGCAGCAACACCACTGCAATAGAAAAGGCCTTTGAAGCCTGGAGCTTGTTGCACGACATCAAGATGGACGTATTACAACAACTAGATCTACAGCATCCAGGACAAGAAGGTTGGGTCATGGCCACCCCTGCTGGTATCTCCAAGGCTGTAAATAGACTGGCCGGTGGATTTACCAGTGCCAATCGTGCTGTAAACAATCCAGAATCCGTGCCAACCCGTTAATTTTTCTCCGAGATCATAAATAATAGTAGGACCTCTGAGTCCATACATAAAGGAGATTTAAAATGGCATATATAACCGTAGTTTCCGGTGGCGCACAACCGGTATTCGCAACAGACGTACTTAATGGTACTCCTGCACAATCTGGTAACTTGGCTAACGCTGCAGTTACCAACTTCCAAGGTCCTAAATTAGACTTTTTCAGCTTAGTGGCTAACACTGTATTAAGTACTGCAGGTGCTGGTAATGCTTCTGGTTACGTTAGTAACGTGTTGCAAGCTATTCAGCAGACTTCAACAGTTGCAATGTATCAAGTTAACCCAGCTGCTCAACAAGTGTTAAACATTGCTTTATACCCAGCTGGTGCTTACACAACTGGTAACTTAGTTGCTGCTGCTCAACAGGCCAATGCAACTGGTGGTTTAAACATTGGTATTCCAACTGCCAACGTTTACGCAAATGCAACTTTTACAACACAAGGCACATACTATATTTCTTAATTGAGTTAGTATCACGACTTTCGTCGTCGAAAGACCCCAGCATAAAAACCTGGGGTTTTTCTTTGACCGTAAATACACCCATGATGGATAATGATGTTGTAGTCGACGAATTGTTGGAAAAATGGATTGCCTGGAAAGAAATCTTGATAGCCAGTAGAGAAAACGCAGAATTGCAAGAGGCGTTAGATCGTGTGTGGATTTTATATCAGCTGTATAAACATTCACGATGAGATTTTCCTGCACTACCCAGTTTGATATCACTGCCACTGGTGTCACTGGACACTATAAATCAGCACGGGTACCTTTCCAGGATCGTGCCGGCAACACAATCACGGACGTGGCGACCTGGAATAGATCTCGTAATCAACAACGCAACTGGGAAACTGTAAATCAAATCATTGGTATGCGTACACAGATTTCTGTGTCGACTGCTCCGCATTACAGTGGGTCGACCTGGAGCTTTGAATTTGAAACCGAGACCCCGGGTGTTTACGGCGACCACACTGACCCTGTGGCAATACTGCGCACAGATGCGGATGGTGTGCCCATGCTGATAGATCTGGACAATCATCCAGGACTGTCACCATTTATCGTGGTTTCTGGCCCTGAACAAAACATTTGGTTTAGTACTATCTCGGTAAATATATGATGACAACCACAACCGAAATCGAGAAAAAAAGCCTGGAAGCACATGTTGAACTATGTGCCGAACGCTACAATGCGTTGGAAGACAAAATGACAGCCATGGCAGAAAATATCGCACAGCTTTGTGAGATGGTCCGAGAGGTCAAATCTTCTGTGAGTAAATTAAGTGAAAAAAGCACTGATAGATTGATCGGCTGGGGTGTGGGCATTATTGGATTTTTAGGTGCATCAACAATCTATTTGATCACTCATTACGTTTTTAAATGAATACAGCAAAAGAATTTGAACGGGCTTTCCGCCAAGAATTCCCCGGTCTAGTAGACACAGCAATTTGGCAAAATGATGCCGGTGAGTACGAATTGTTTGGACACTATCTTATTCGGCCCGAATCTGCAGGATACAGAGTGTTTTGTTCGGCCACAGATGTTGGTGTGTTTACCAACACCAGACATGCACTCAGTTGGTGTATAGCCGACAAACACAAATCTTATGCACTGGCACATGATCTGCAGACACTGGATCAAAAACTAGGACATATCAGCAATGACATAGCTGTACGAGCCGCTATAGGCGATCGTAGCACAAGGCCGCAGTTCCGAGAAGATATCGAAATCAAGCTAGAAGGCAAAACAATACTGAAAAAACAACTCGAACTTCAATTAGCCAAATGTGTCAATCAGGCTAAATATTATCAACAACGAGGATCAAACAATGAAACTGCAAGAACTGGCCGCAAGCCCAACAAAACAAGCCGCTAAGGTATTCGAAAGTTACTTTGGTGGTCGGGTACAACTCAACAATATCAATCGTAGACAAACTCGCAATTTACTGAGTCGTGTACGCGGTCTGATAAAAGAGCATCGCTCAACACCCAAGTTCCATAACAGCGAGAAGAATCCTTCCTATTTAAAATTGGTCATGCTCGAACAGGTATTATCTGCCAAGATGCACGAAGATGCCGGTGGTGGAGCCACCGTGGCAATTGGACAGCCCACAACTGGTGCCCCAACTGCCACTGCCTCGGCCAATCCCAACCAGCAGGCAGCATTACAGACTGCACAGATCCAGCAGAAGAAACGTCAAATCCAAGATCAGATCAAGATCAAACAAAAAGAAATCCAAGATCTACAACAGGCCATGAACAATCCCACCATGGTTGCGGCCATGGAAAATCGTCGCAATCATAATCGTTTGTATCGCCGCCTGGCCGAAAGCGAAATACAACAAGCACAGGTAGTACTGGCTGCTCAAGACATGGTTGATCGTGTACAAAAAATGTTGGAAGATGTGACCAGTATGCAGTTTAAAGATTTACCTGCCTTGGTGGATCAAGTCAAAAATGAAGTTGGTATCGAACAAAGTGCTCAATTCAACACTGATGCCAATGCGGCATTGGGTGGGTTGGTACAAAACTTACAGGCCAGCAAACAACAACTGGAACAAGCTCTTGGTGTGGTAACTGGACAAGGTGGCTCAATGCCTCCTGCTATGGATGCCGTGGGCAGTGAACAACCTGCAATGGGCGAACCAGCCGCAGTTCCTGATGCCGGCAACGATGATTTGGGTGCTGATCTCGACCTTGATGCCAACATAAAGGCACCTCCTGCTGCGTTGGGACGTGGTCGTAGATAATGCGTGTACAGGAAATATGCGAGTCTGCTGATCCTACTGCACAAAAATTACTGGCACTGAGCCAATTTTTGGCAGGCAGGGCCGATGATGAAAATGCCCAAAAACAAATCAGCACAGATGCTTTTATACAAGCAGCCAAAAGTCTTGGGCTCGAAATAAACGCACAAAATCTGCCCGAACTCATGGACCAAGAACCGCTCAAGGACATACTGGAACCCATGGATCCCAATTCGGGCGTGATCAGATTCCGCGGTAACGATACAGGTGATACCGGTATGCCGGTTGATCAAGCTAGAGCAGTAGTAGACAAAAATGCCAAGGCCGCATTGAAGCGCCGAACCTAAACCCATTGACTACTCAGTATAAATACTGTATACTTACAGTAAAGGAGTATAATCATGAGAAAACTTATCCTAACAAGCATCTTAGCATTGACCTTGGTTGGTTCAGCATCAGCTGAAGCGCACTGGCGTGGCGGTTATGGCTATCGCGGCGGGTGGATAGCTCCGGCCTTGATTGGCGGCGTAGTTGGATACGAATTAGCACAGCCTAGATACTATGCACCTCCTCCTGTTTATTACACTCCGCCTCCCAGCGTAGTTTATGTTCAACCTCAAATCGCACCACAAACG